ACAACTTCGTCCATCGATGCAGAAGTTATTGCAGACCACAGGCTCAGTTGCCAAATCTACGGAATTACTTACACAGGCGCTGGACATCTCACGAGGCAGCGGCGTCGATTTTGAGACTGTAGTCAATGATCTCAGTATGGCTTATGTAGGGCAGACTCGCGGTCTTCGCAAGTATTCCCTTGGCTTGACTAAAGCTGAACTTAGCACAATGAGTTTTGCAGATGTACAAGATAAACTTACTAAGCAATTTTCAGGTGCTAATGCGGCTTACCTTGAAACTTATGCAGGCAAAATAGGCATCCTATCTAATGCAGCTAGTGAAGCAACAGAGATAATTGGCAAGGGTCTTATGGATTCTCTAAGCATTTTGGCTGGAGAAGGCAACACTATCCAACCTCTTGCTGACTCTATGGAAATGTTAGCGACAGAGGTCAGTTCAGTTATTACAGGCTTAGCAACTATGATTGCAGAAATAAAGAAAATTCCGGGCGTTGAAAAATACGTCACAGACATTTTCCCATTTATTATGAAGCATACTCAGGCTGGACAAGTATTAGAATTTATTAAGTCTTTTAACAAAGAAACTGCCGCAGGTATGGGTGGTTATCCTAGTTCTGCATTAGGCCCGGGCTACGTTGATCCTAACGATGCAGCTCGCAAGGCAGCAGAAGCAGCAGCAGCCAAACGTGCCAAAGAATTAGCAGCCTTGCAGAAGAAAACTCTCGACACACAAAAGAAGGCTTTAGCCTTGCAGAAAGCATCAAAGACTCTTAACCTAGATGCTATTGGCATCGAAGCTGCTCTCAAAGGCAAGATCAGCGAAAGCGATCGCATTTCATTATTGTTGCAAAAGGCTATTCTTGAAGGCAATGCAACACTGGCCACTCAATTATCGGATCAACTTGAGGCTTCCATCAAGCGCCAGAATGAATTGAGAGCGGCGCTGTTGACCACTCCCGAAGCGCCAAACCCTTATCGTAATTGGACAGTCCCTCAAGATTTAATAACCTACACGGCAGCTTCTCTAGGCGTAGCGGTTGGATCAATAGGCACGGCTCCAGTGGCTCCATCATCGACCTTTACCGATGCACAGATGGAATTGGCAGCAGCCCTAAATTCATACACGTCGGCAAATCAAGCAGCGATCAACATTGAAGTGACACTGAATGGTGAGGCCGTAGGCAACGCCATCTCAGACATCCAACTCAACAATTCACTTTCTGGATCATTCAATCAGATCAATCGAGGACAAGGATTCAAGGGAGCGGTCGCTACCTAATGGCCTTACCTGCAACGATCTCCGTCTCATTTGACTTTAGCCAAGGTGCTACCTTTGGCTACCCTTTTACGGTTGGAGATGCGAAGTACGGTGTTATTGGAGTGTCACAATTTGCATCAACGGAAGTACCTGATCCAGTCGTCGATCTCAGCGATGTCACTCGATCAATTAGGATTAGCCGTGGCCGTAATGTCATGCGTGACACCTATGAGACTGGCACATGCACAGTTAGAGTTATCGATCAAGATGGTAATTTCAATCCACAGAACCTAAATTCTACTTTTTATCCGCTCTTAACTCCATTGAGAAAGATCCGCGTAGCTGCAACTACTGCAACATCTCAGGAGTTTTTATTTTCAGGTTATGTTGATTCGTATAAATATTACTATCCAACAGGACAAGAAATCGGATATGTTGACATAGTTTGCTCAGACGCATTCCGTCTTTTCCAGATGGCTAACGTGTCAACAGTGACAGATGCAACGGCTGGCCAGACTACAGGCACTCGCATCGGCAAGATCCTCGATCAAGTCTCATTCCCTACATCGATGAGAATTACGGACACAGGATCAACAACAGTCCAAGCAGACCCGGGAACAGCTCGCACATCCCTTGCAGCCCTCAAAGCGGCAGAGTTCGCAGAGCAGGGCGCATTCTTTATCCGCACAGACGGCACGGCAGAATTTAAGGATCGCAACGATGTCGTCGGATCTCTGGCGGCTACCCCTATTGAGTTCAATCAGACAACAGGCATTCCCTATTCAGACCTTAAGTACGCCTTTGATGACAAGCTCATCATCAATCAAGCCTCGATGACACGCGTAGGCGGCACAGCGCAGACTGCCACTAATGCCGCTTCATCGGCTAAATACTTCCCTCACGGCACGACAATTACTGACATGATCCCTGAGACAGATGCTCAAGTCTTAGATATTGCCAAGATCTATATTGCGACTAGAGCCGAGACTACGATCCGCATCGATGCTATGACTGTGGATCTTCTTGACACAGATGTACCAACTGACACGATGATCGGTCTCGATTATTTTGACAATCTAAAAATTACTAACGTCCAGCCTGATTCTTCGACAATCGTGAAGACTTTGCAGGTTCAAGGTTTGGCGTGGGACATCACACCCAACAGCATGAAATGCACGGTCACGACACTTGAGCCGATTTGCGAAGGCCTGATTGTCGGGAGCAGTACCTACGGTATAATCGGACAATCCATTATGGGATACTAGGAGAATAAAATGGCAGTAGGCTTTCCAGCGGCAACAGGCGACATCTTCACGGCAGCAGACTATAACGGCTTAGTAACCTTTACCCTTAATGACCAGACAGGCACTACCTACACTCCTGTCCTAACGGACCAATATCAGGTGTTAGTCACTCGCTCAAACGCGTCGGCCTCAACTTTTACAATTCCAACCAATGCCAGCGTAGCCTATCCACTGGGTACGGTTATTACGCTCCTTAACAAAGGTGTAGGAGTAGTAACTATTCAAGCTGTTACATCTGGAACTACTACAATTTTATCAGCTGGTACAGTTGCAGCTGCTCCTACACTTGCTCAGTACAAATCGGCTGCATGTATTAAAACTGCTGCTGACGCTTGGTACGTGGTCGGAGCCATTGGATAATGCTCAACAATGTTTTGGGAATTTTCTCTGACAAAGCGCCTATAGCGAAGGCGTCGTCTGTCGATTACCTAGTAGTTGCAGGCGGTGGCGGTGGCGGTAACGCAAGCGTAGGTAACACTTACGGTGGCGGCGGTGGCGGCGCTGGCGGTTTTAGAACTGCATCAAGTTTCGCAATCGGCGCGTCCTTCACAGTTACGATTGGTGCTGGAGGCGCTGCTGGATCTGTAGGAGTCAATTCAGTTTTCTCAACTATTACATCCGATGGCGGCGGTTTTGGTGCGCTAGGTTCGTTGATCGCAGCAAATGGCGGTAATGGTGGATCAGGCGGAGCCTCAACTAATGGCGGCACAGGCGGATCACCTACTTCTGGTCAAGGCAATGCAGGTGCAACATCCAGCACAGCTTTTGGATCTTCAGGCGGTGGTGGTGGAGCTGGTGCAGCAGGATCTGGAGTATCTTCCGCAGCCGGTGGAGCAGGTGGAAATGGATTAGCGAATTCATATTCTAGTTCTTCTGTTACTTACGCTGGCGGCGGTGGCGGAGGCGCATATAACAACGGCGGTGGTGGTACTGGTGGAACAGGCGGTGGTGGTACTGGTGGAACATCACCAAGTGGAGTGGGCCAAGTGGGTACTGCTGGAACAGTCAATACAGGTGGCGGTGGCGGAGGCGGCGGTGGCGGCGGTTCTGGTGGCGCTGCTGGTTCGGCTGGAGGCTCTGGAATCGTTATCATTCGTTATGCCGATACATTCCCTGACTTGACTACAATCGGTGGGACTTTGGTTCACACAAAGACGACAACAGGCGGATATAAGATTTACTCATTCACGGCTGGAACAGGATTGGTGACTGTCTAATGGCTCACTATGCATTCCTCGATGAGAATAACATTGTTACAGAAGTAATTGCAGGCCGTGACGAATGGGAAGAAGTTGATGGCATTACCGACTGGGAGCAAGCCTATTCCGAAGTAAGAGGTCAAGTCTGCAAACGGACAAGTTACAACGGAAACATTCGCTATAATTATGCAGGGATTGGTTATACCTACGATCCGATTGATGACGCATTTATTCCACCAATGCCATGCAGTCATGCAGAATTGACACTTAACAATCTAAAGCGATGGGAGTGTGAGACCTGTGAAGCCGAGACTATCAAAATCAGCTGTCCAATTACGCGAACAGATTGATGACACATTCCCAGATCGAGATAGAACTTCGGACGGCTGGATCGGCGACACTCGACACGCTGCACGCAAGTCTGATCATAATCCAGATGCACAAGGATGGGTTCGTGCCATCGATGTTGACCGCGACCTTAACGGCAAAGGCCGGAAGCCCGATGTCATGCCTGACTTGGTCGATCAGATTCGACTCGCTGCAAAGTCTGGAGATACGAGAGTGTCTTACATCATCTTCGACGGCCGCATCGCCTCATCTAAGAAGGCTTGGGCTTGGCGTCCTTATGATGGGATCAATAAGCATAATCATCACGCGCATATCAGTTTTACTATTAAGGGCGACGAAGACAGTTCATTCTTTAATATCCCGATGATAGGTGGAAACTAATGGAGCAAGCAAAATCACTAGCAGCATCATGGGCTCGATCATTCTTGGCCGCTGCCCTCGCGCTATACATGGCAGGCGTAACAGATCCTAAGACCTTAGCGATGGCAGGCGCGGCAG